CAGAAGTAGCACTTGAGGTTTCAGTCATATAACCTGTATTGCTAACACTTGCTACAGGCAATGGTCTCCATGTTATGTCTAAACTTTCCAAGTCAAAAGAATTATTTTTGTAACTTACCCATTTTTTTCTTGCTGTTTCATACAAGTAATTATTTAACGCCTGATTTCTTAAAATTAATGGTAAAGTATTTTCAACAAAATTATTTGCTGTATTGTTAGGACTTATTGTTGTAGATGTGTTGTATTCTTTATATTCTTTATAAAGATACCCATCATCGCCAAACAATTCTATATTTTGTACTGTGCCTGTTGGATCATTTATATCAATATATCTGCTGTGACCTGCATGAGTTTTGTTTACTGCTTTTAATTTTTGTATGTTACTGCTTCTGCTATATGGAAATACATTATAGTCTTGAGCACTAATCATTCTATTTTGTGTATAGTAAACTTGAGAAGCATTCCTTTTTATATTATTAATACTTTCTGTAGGCAGTCCATTATTAACCGCAGTTTGTAAAGAGAAAGTTAATGTTAAATTAAAATTATTCCCATCTTTATTTGTATATGGAATAGTAACTGATTTGTTTTGTATATCTCTAGGCTGAATTATAAAATTTTCAGCATCACTTGTTCTAAACCATGTTCTATAAACACCTGTAGGAATCCTACCAAAATTACCATCTGTAAATTTAAATCTAATTTGATCTCCAAATAAACTTTCAACAGCATATAAGTCTCTAGTGTTTGCCTGTTGAGCATTAAAATTTACAGTTTGTCCAACTGTATTTGGAATTTGTGTCCATTTACTTAACACAGAACCAGTTGGTCTAATTTCTTGCAACCACAAGTCTGTTTGATTAATATTATTAACATTTACATCTTGTGTTCTACTTGGAATCGGAGCAGTAAAGTTAAATGTTTGTGAGTCTAATACACCCTGCTTAAATAATACAAAAAATCCTGAATTAGCACTTCCTATTCCTTGACCATCATTTCTGTAAATTATTCCAAAACTATTAAGTGGATCTGGATGTCTTTCGAAGAAAAATGATCCGTCTGTAAAATCTGCATCTACAACTTCAAAATTTCTGTTTGAGCCTCCTGTTGATGCTGTAAAAGGAAATGCTTGTTTGCTTGTAACTTGTCTTAAAATTCTATATACTTCTGTTTGTATATTAGCAACTTTACCGCTTTTAGATGGTGATGTAAATCTGTTTGTATTGCTTAAAGATGCATTTAAAATTGTAATAAATTGTTCATAAGCATCTGGATTGTTCGCATCGTCCCAAAATACTTTTCTGTTTCCTAAACTATTTCCTAAACTATCACTTAAAGGTTCATTAGTTTGTATTGAAACTATTTTAGCAATTCCAGATGTAGGAACATTTCTCCTAGGAGTGTATCCTAGCATACTTGCAAGTTTAAAAACACTATCCCTTCTTTCAGCAGTTTCTAAAAAATTCTCTCTGCTGTTCATATCCATTCTAAATGCTAACGATTGTGAAACAAAAGCAATTAATTCTATTATTGCTATAAATTCTGAACTTTCTATGTAATCGTTAAAATTTTCTGGAAAATTATTTCTTATATAATTTACCATTGAGAGTCTTAATGAATTAAAATCATAAGATGTAAAGTCAACATTCTGGAATGCCTTATAGGCTATTTTCCAGTCCTCAGCGGCAAATAAATTATTTTGTCTTTCTGAATATGCCATTAATCAATCTCTAACTTATTTACAAATTCTAGAAATAATATATCCTCAGTATTACTTTGTACATATTTTAATTGTACCTCTGCTCTTACTGTATGGTCTGCGGTATATAAAATTATATCTAAAACTTTAACTCTTGGGTCTTTATCACAAATTCTTTGTATATCTTCTCTAATTTCTTCTTCTGTGATACTGTCTTCAGGGTTCATTAATAGATCCCAAACAATACACCCAAAATTAGGTTTCATTAAACGTTCGCCTTTTCTAGTGTTAAATTCGTTTAAAAGATCTCTTTTAACAAGTTCTTGATCGAATAGGCTATAAGGTGCTCTAACCTTATCAACTGTACTAAAACCTTTAAATATTGTTGCCATACTGTTATTTATCATATTCGTTAAAACTAGTTATAATTGCTTGACATTATTTTAAATTAATGTATAATATAAGTTATGAAAAATGTGGTTTATTTACACGGTGCTAATGCAAGTCCAGAAAACTTTAATTACTTTACTTTAAAGTTGCCTGAGCATAAGTTTCTTGCTCCAGCATATGATATGGAAGATGATCCTTTCGATATTGTTGAAATATTAAGAATTAAAAAAGAGAGAGAATTCGGAAAAGATCCTGTAGTAGTTGTAGGCCATAGTTTTGGGGGATTAATTGCTAGTTGGTATGCTAGTGTTTATCCTAAAAGTATTCAGCACTTAGTAACTATTGCAACACCTTGGGAAGGAACTCCTGTAGCCAGAATTTTTGGATATTTTTGGAGGAATGCCAAAGTGTTTCAAAATACTAAGCCAGGTGCAGAAGTATTAGCATTATTGCAAGAAAAAAACTTTAATGGTAAACATACAAATATTGTATGTAATCGCGGAGCAAATCCTGTTGCAGGTTTAGGAGGCAAAGCAAATGATGGAATGATTACAGTTGATAGTCAGAGTGCAACACCGCCAGGGTTTAAAAACACTGAAAATATCACAATAGAAGCAGGCCATAGTGAAGTTTTGTTAAATAACTTTGTAACAGATATGTTGCAAAAATTAATATTTGAGGAATAAAAATGTCAATAGAAGTATCCACATTAAATGATACACTAGAAGAGGAATTAAGACGTTTACTTGTAGAAAAAAACAACGAATGTCAGTCTCTTAAAAATCATATTAAACTACTTGAGCAAAATATTAGGGAAGAACAAGATCAAAAATATCGTGCTTATGTAAAAATTAGTGATTTACAAAAAAAACTAAAAAATATCTAATATACTTTTGGTAAGCCTGGACCAAAAACAGGTGTACCTGGAGGACCACCAGGATCTACAGGACCGCCTATTACAATTTCATCTAAAGGATTTTCTAATTTTGTTGCTAACTTAATTAAATTCGATATATCTGCAATTTCTAAAAGTTCGCCTTTAGCCTGTCTGGCTCTTAATTCTTGAAATGCTTTTCTAGTAATTTTTCTTAATTTTATAGTAAGTTGTTTCCAAGTCATTTTGTTATTGTCTTCGTCTATATCAAAATCAATTTTTACAATGTCTGGCGTAACAAATAATTCTGCTTCGAATTGTCTCCTGTGTATGAAGTCAGGTCTTACTCTTGCTTGTTTATTTTTTCCAACAGCACCTTTTCTCCATCTTTGAAGCATCATTGGAATATATTCGTATCTGTTTTTATTTAATTCTCTTAATACACCACTTTTTATGAAATTATCTTGTCCAACATGACTTACAAAACTTGCTAATGCTAAAAATTGGTTATCGCTTAATTGTGCTTCAACATATTTTTTTATAAACATAGATGCAGTTTCTAGTTTGCTCATCATTGTAATATTTTGACCTACAGGACCTAAACCATTTGTAAAATCTATTACTTTATTACCTTTTTTATCCATTAAAATAATGCTAGGACCATCGAAAATTGGTGTAATATCATTTTTGACTAATCCTTTAATTATTTCCTGTAATACTTTTATTTCACTTACCTTAGCCATCACCATCTCCTAAGTTTGCTTGGTTTGTAATATCATTTACCATTGTGTTAAGATCATTAGAAGTAAGTCCCGAATTCGACATAATACTATTTGTGAGATTGCTTACATCTCCAACATCTTTAATATTATCTACACCTAAACTTTTTGTTACGTCTCCTATTGTATTGTTTGCTAAACTACTAATAGCACCCATTGGATTATTTGCTAATTGCTGAAGATTTTGTGCCTCTGCCATTATTCCGTTTAAATCCACTTGTAATTGCTTTATATCAAATTGGAATTGGTTTAAATTTATGCCAAAGCCTATTACATAATCTCCCATTAAAGAATTTACTGTTGGTATATTAAATGGAAATTCAACATTTAATAAACCTTGTAGTGTGCCTTCATAATTCATTAGGCTATTAATTTCTCCTTTAAGAGGTCCTAAATCAAAGTTACTAATATCAGGCAGTATAGATGACAAGTCTATACCTGGTATGTTTAATGCTGTAATTCCTTTTTTGAGAAATGATTCGTCTTGTTCTTGTCTTTTTTTCGTAACTTCTGTAAGTACTTTTTTGATTTCTGCTTTATAACCTGCGTAAGGATCGTTTGTTGCTGTTGTTTCATCGTCTCCTGATTCGTCTGCTGTAAAATCTTCTTCCATTAAATCTGTACTAGCATCTGCTAAGGCATCTGACTTATAATGTCCTGCGTAAGGTTCTGCAGTAAGTACAACATCTGCAATACTTTCTATACTTGCAATTTCTTCCCTTGTGCCTTGATTAGGCATTAATGCTGAATCACTGTCTGCATCAATATTAAATTCAGGTGGGTCTGTTGATAAATCTACATGATCAATAGTTGGTAATCTGGTTGCACCCTTGCCAGGTAAACCTATTTGTGGAAGAAGGCCTGCGGCACCTGGTGGCGAGTTTAGTAAAATTGGCACACCTGCTAAACCTATACCTGCTGTGCCTACCAAGTTTAACCCTGTAGTACCTAAAATTCCTACTGGTCCACCTGCGGCACTAATGTTTATGCCACCAATTACTTCTGTGTCTCCTACAGGAGGATTTTTTATGGTGCTTATAATATCTATTTTTCTGCCATCTACCGCAAATCTGTTGGCCGCTTTAAGATTAAGATCACCGTTTTGTGCATCTAATACAGCATTTGTTCCTGCCTGTATTGTAGTACCACTTACAGATTCTATATGCACAGAACCGCCTGAGCCTATTGCTCCTGTATGTATTTTTGTATCATATGTTGGAGGCATGCCTACATTTTCTCCTTTAAGCATATCTCCTGCGGCTTTAAGTTTTAAATTTTTACCTGCTTCAATATTAACATCTTTGTCTGCTCTTAAGTTAAAACTGCCTTTTGCTCTCATGTTAATAGAGCCTTCACCAAATACATTAATACTTCCATCTTTTGATATTTCTACCCAGCCAGTACCAGGACCATTTATAACATAAACAATACCTTCTGGATCGTTCATTAAAATTTGAGCACCACCTCCTGTACGAAGTCTTATACCACTGCTATCAAGATTATCGTCCAAAACAAAACTATGTCCTGGTAATCTAAAAGATCTTGGGTCTTCTTTATTTGGAGATTCTGCTCCAGGTGTAAGTATTCCCATAACTTGTGATCTTACTGCTTTAACACCATGCGGTGTTGGACCTCTTACACTATCGCCTACTAATCCTTGTTTTACAATAGGTTCTGCGGCATCACGATATACAGGTCTAGGATGGTCTGTGCCTTCCTGTTGTATAGGATCAATTAAACTTTTTTCTGTAGTGGGTAAAGGTACACCAATACCGTCATAATTTAATGTAGAAGCAGTATTACCAGGTCCCATAAAATTTTTGCCTTTAGGACCAGGTATATAACTTAAAATATAAGGATCATCAACATTACCTGAATTAAAACAAACTAATACTCTATTTCCTTCATCTGGTACATTTGTAAATAATCCATATGTTTGTGGTGCAAATTTATAGTCATTTGCAGATACATCAGCGGAAATATCTTTTAATGCATTTGTGGTTCCGCCAAAAGGAGTTGTTGGTTTAACTAATATTTCACCAGGCTTTAAATTTGTTTCAGGATCAGGTTCTATGTCGTCATTTAAAACAGCACCTAGCACAGGCATAGCCACAGTAAGTTCACCACTCAAATCGTAGTCTTTAGTATTTGTAATTGTACCTACGTAAATACCTGTTAGCCTGCCATCATTAACTGTTTTTGAAAGTCCAGCAGGAAAACTAGAATCTTGATCTATTTCTGGGGGATTGCCGCCGAATATCATATTAATATCTCCTTAGTCTCCGTCAAGTCCTGTGTCTTCTAAATATTTTTCGTAATCGATTTCCCAAGGATATTTTCCATCTTTATTTTTAAATTTTCCATCATTATAATCACCACCGTATGGATTATTTGCTTTAAAAAGATCATAAAAGTATTCCTGGTCTAATATGTCACCTTCAGGGAGTTCTGCATTTGCTGGGATACCGCCAGTAAGGAATCCACCATAACTATCACCAGTTTCTTCTAATTGTTTTTGCACTTCTCTTTCTAACATCTCTTTTACTTTTACTATTTTACTGGTTTCGTAATGTGTCATTCTTTTTGCTTGTACTTTATTTGTGTACATGCCCCCACTAAAACTTGAGATTACTCTAGTTATAAAATATACACCGCTCATAGTATAATTAAGGTTTTCAAAATTATAAAATCCAGTATTCTGGTCTTCATCTTCTACATCAAAATCAAATTTTCTGGGAGATTCTATCATTAACAAAAATTGATTACTATTATTATTGTATGAAATGCCGTCCATATCAGTGCCTTCTTCATCTGCTCTATTTACAACATCTGCTGGAACCTCTGTTGAACTTGCTCTTTTAGTCGCGCCTTCAATACCTTCATTATTATTTCCGTCATAAAAGTCACTTTTTCCCATGTACCATGGATCTCCTCTTAACTCCATATCTATTTTGAGATTAGAAACAGCACCAGTTTTGTAAGAGTTCATTAGATGAGCAAATGATGTATTTCTAATAGAACCTCTTTCAATACTTTTAACTGTGCCTGTTTTTAAATTTTCATCTACACTTGTAAAAATTGGCATAGGTAAATTTAATTGTTCATCTAGTTGTTCTAAATATTCTTCAGCAACTCTAGGGTCGCTACCAGGTCCTTCTAAACCAGGAAATACTTCTGAAGCAAATAATGGCACATTATTAACTGGATCTTCTTCAGTGCCTGATTCAGACTGGTCATCAGAAGATGTTGCAGAACCCTGTTGTACTCCGGGACGTGATTTTACCAAGGCGGCATTTACCAAAGTTGCGGCGCCTTCATAGTCTGCCAATGCATCTTGAAATTCTTTAGCAAGTTTTTTATCGGTTCCTGTTATTGAATCTATTACAGCCTGTCCATTATCAAACTTTCCTCCTATTATAAGTTGATCTGCAATTTGGCTTATGGAACTTCTTAGATTTGCTGAACCAGGTTTTGTATCATCAAGTTGCGATGCAATATCATCTATAAAACCACCTAGTTTGTTTGTTTTTGCTTTATCTACAGTTTCTTGTGAAGGACTAAAATCATAAATTTCTTTACCTGCTTCATCTACACTAACGTCTTTTGCGGCGGCGTAAGCCAATTGTGCTTTGTAATCGTGTTGCCCAAAAAGAGGTGCCTTTAAGGCAAATGCTTCATTAAATGACATATCTAAAGATATTATTTGATCATTTAATCCTGTAAAATAATATAGATATTCTTTTGCAATACCTAGTTCTTGTATTCGTTTTTTAACATCTTCATCGTCTAATGTTATACCTAATTCGTTAGAGGAAATTCCAATATCTGTTCTAGCACTTTGTATTAATCTAATTCTATATTCTATTGCAGGTACATAACTTCCCATTTTATCGTCATAATTCTCAAAGTCATAATTTACAGTAGGAGTTACAGAAAACCATTGTACAAATGCTTTATCAGTTTGTACCTCACCATATGGATCTTCTGGATTTTTAAGCCTTGTTCCTCTATT